AGTGAGACAATAAATCTTAGTCATCACCTCCATGTACCTCCCTTGTATCTCCTTGGGAGGTATTCTTTTGTCTGTGATGTACTGTTGATAGTCTTCACAGAGACTCCATTCATCTTCACTTAGGCTAATCATGTCTGTCTCTCCTCCCTAGGTCCAACCCAAGTCTCTTTACAACCAGCCTTGATTGTCTTGGCCTTACCACTGAAGTTCTCCATTGCAAAGTTAAACATGTCACCTGCTCTGGCTCTACATTCCTTCATTGTTTTATATGGTCCATGGTCGTCCTGTAGCAGGGCAGGTTCCCCACTAAGGAGGATAATGAACACTGTTGCAGCATACATAAGCATTACTTGTTCTCCTCCATCCAGACTGCTGCAGTGCACCTATCCAGTACATCAGGTACCTGTGGTGGCATCTTCATGATGCATTGGTTTACTTTGTACTCACTCACTGCATCTTCAGGACTCACTGAGTTTATCAATGCCACGAAGAGAGCAAAGGTGATGGCACCAAGCACCATGCCAAAGACTAAGTTTATTCCATCTGATCCACTCATCATACTACTCCCTCTTTAACCATGTCAATAATCTCCTCACTGGTGAACCCAGCCTCCTTAAGTTTAATCACCTGCTTAAGTTTACCTTTGTCTGAGACACCTGTGTACTCTTCGTAGTCGAAAGGGAGAGACATGCTCCAAATGTTATTACAGGCATCTTTGGTGTAAAGCTGGTGTGTTACTTCATCGTAATCCATGATGATCTTAATCATAATTCTGTCTCCTTAAGTTTACTTATGTACCACTCTGCTTTACTCAGGTCTTCCTTCATCTTACCCTTATAGGTACAACGCCAGAGGTACTTCAATGCTGCTCCACGTAGGTAGCCACGGTACTCCTCCTCAGACAATGCTGCCTTGATGCCATCTATGCACTCAACATCACCAGTGTTGTAATGACTTGGGTTGTTCACTGGGTCTTCTTCCATCTGCTCAATGAAGTCTGCTAAAGGGTTCTCACTTGGTACTTCAATCTTCTTCATTCGTCTGTCTCCATCATGATACTCATGTCTGTCAATCATCTGTTCACTATAGCTCATATTATGTTGTGTCCTTATTATCTTATTGTGTCATGTGTAGGTCATTAGGGTGTCCAATGGTGTCCACGTAGGTCACTCGCATGTCTTCTTTCCTGTTGCAGGGTCAATGAAACAAGCTGCACCCTCAGCCTCAGCAGGTTCATCAATCACTTTATGCATGATGCCAAAGCGTTTACCTGCTGCCCTGAATGTTGTTGTTCCTTTGGCTCCACCTTGCCATGCCTTCATGTAGACATCCTTGAACTCATTGAATGTCACTGAGTCACCAACGTTGATTGTCTTACTCACAGCAGAATCAATGTACCCTTGAGTGGTTGTAAGTACAGCCAGATGATCATCCACAGACAACTGATCAGCAGTGGTACCCGCAGTGCCAAACACCCTATGTCCGTAATCACTGACTCTGACTGTTGTTGGACCGTCTGGGGTCTGAATGATTCTGTCAGTAGACAAACTAAATACAGGCTCAATTCCACTGCTAATGTTATCAGCACAGAAAGAAATAGTGCCAGTAGGAGCAATACTGAGTAGGTGACTGTTACGTATTCCATGATGTTCAATGTCCTCCTGAATGTCAAGGGGTAAAGTCTTGATGAACCCACTGTCAAGGTAGTCTCTATTGATCATGGGGAACACACCCTTCTCCACAGCCAGACTCACTGAGGTTCTGTAGGCAGTGTCTCTAAGGATAGTGAGAACTTCTTCAGTGAACGCCAGAAAACTATCTGATCCATAAGCTCCTGAGACGGCCTCACCTGCATTTGCAAGTCCAGTGACTCCAAGACCCATTCTGCGTTTAGACTTAGCTTCATGTTCTTGGGCTTGTAGGGGGTAGGTTGCGTAGTCAATGACATTATCAATCATCCTTACAATGTGTGGTATGTCGTGCTTGAACTGTTCGAAGTCAAAGAAGTAAAACAAGTCGTCCCCTGATGGTAAAACAGGATTTTTCTCATATACATACTTAGTCAAGTTAAAAGAACCTAACAAGCAAGCACCATTAGGTGGTAGTGGTTGTTCTGCACATGGGTTGGTGGCTGCAATGTCCTCACAGTACCATAGGTTATTCATCTGGTTCAGTGTGTCAATGAACAACACACCGGGTTCTGCCCAGTCCCATGTTGAACGCATGATCTCATCCCAGAGTTCTCTGGCTTGTACCGTCTTGTATACCTTACCATCAAACTTAAGATCAAAGGGGATGTTACCCATGACAGCAGCCATGAACTCATCAGTGATACCAACAGACAAGTTGAAGTTCTTCAGTGCTCCTTCGTTCTGCTTGGCTCTGATGAACAACTCAATGTCTGGGTGGTCAACTCTGAGGACACCCATTTGTGCGCCACGTCTATGCCCAGCAGACACAATAGTATTGCAAACAGCATCAAAAATCTCCATGAATGAGAGTGGCCCAGACGCAGTACTCCCAAGACTGACAATCCGATCACCACTGGGACGAATATTACTGAAGTCATAGCCTATACCTCCTCCTTTACGCATCGTCTCAGCAGCTTCTTTAGCCCTGTCCATGATGCTGTCCATGCTGTCTTCGATGGTGCCACTGACGAAACAGTTATAAGGAGTAGTGTCCTTCTTTTGCCCCACAGTCGCTTGAATACGTCCAGCAGGTAGGAACCTTTGTTGCAGCAGTGCCTCTTTAATTGCTTGCCTGTGACTCTCATTGTCACATAGAGTAGCAGCAATGCGACACTGAGCCTCATAGAAAGATTCGTTAGGGCCACGATGCTTTTCCTGCTGTAGTTGTTGTGATGCAGCCAGTTTAGGTCCATAATGTTTACTCTCCATCTTCATCTTCCTTTATTTCTTCTAGTTCCTTGTTGATCCACAACTCCTTGAGAATCTTAGCTGCTTCGTAACTGCTGCACTCCGCTTCCCACTCAATGAAATTACTTGTGAAACTTAGCTTACCTATCTCAGTCATATGTTTTCTCCACTACCGTGTCTACTTCATACTCAAAGTCATCTTTATGTGTGTCAGTATAGATTTGTTTACCTGTGTACCAGATATCTTTAGCTGCCTCCTCAGACACAGCAGCTACCTCATAGACTTCTTGGCCTCTTGACCAACCTGAGTAGTCAACCCTAACTACAAATACTTTACTTACTGCTTCAGTCATTTTTCATTACCTCATACATTCTCAATACTGTTGCTCTTTGTTCTGCGTCCAGTGCCACGAAGTTACTCAGTACCCCATCAGGATCATCTGACTTCTTCATCATGTTGACAATGAGTGGTGTGTGCAGTGCGAAGTCTTTGTCTGTCATTGTACTCATATCAAATCACTCATGTCTGCTGGCATGTAGTTAGGCCCTTTGATTACTTTACCATACTCATTCTTGATTGGCAACCCATCATCACCTAGTTTACTCAGGTTGGCTAAGTGTTTACGATTGAATGCCTCATCAAAGACATCAGTGTAACCTAGTTGATCCACTGCACCACTGAGTACATACTGTAGGTCAACCAGTTCTTCCAGTGCACGTAGCCACTGCTCTAGATCAGGGGAGACACCACGGATAAGGTCCATCTGCATGGCACCCAACTCACGTTGTACTTCCTCATGTTCCTCACGCAGTAACTCACTGACAAGGAGCAGCGTACCACGTAGGTCATCACTCCTCTGTTGCATGGCATCAATGAACTTACCAACCTTGACTTCTTTGCTTGTCTGTTTCACAATCTTACATCCTTTACATGGGTTAGTTGACTGACGTGGGTGGGAACGGTGTGACATTGTTGTCTTCCTGTGGCATGGGTGGTGGCTTCATTGTCTCCAGTAGAATCTTCACTGCCTCATCCCTGATGTTAAGGTTGTCGTTGAGTAGGTGCATGTTTTCTAGCCGTAGTAACTCTGCCATTGCCTTGGCTCTCTCTGCAATTGGATCAAAGCTGAGTACATAGGGCATTGGTTCATCTTCATACATTGTAGGCTCTCCATTCTTCTTTGTGCATGTACCAGTTCTTCAGCAGCCAACGTGCTTTCTTGGCTACCTTGGCATTGAGTTTCTCATCAGCCTTACACATACTGTAGTGGTTGTGTTGATCTGCTGCATACTTAAGTTCTTGTATTACTATGGCATCTATGAAGTCACCGATGGTTTCATTACGGTCAAACATTTAAAGCCTCCCATGATACTGGATAAAGTTTACTCATGTGTTCACTAATCATTTGTGCTATCTCCTGTGTTTCCTTCTGTGTGTGGCTGTCCAACCTAAGCTTACATACTCTACTCCAAGCAGCCAATGAACCTGTCCAGTACCACTCTGTCATCATGGACTGAGGCAGTACCATACGTGCTTGCTCTGGGCATACTCCTGAGTCTAGTAAGTAAGCATAGGTATCTAACGCTGACTTATTTAGATTTTCAGGGCTTACAATAAAATCGTCAAAACAGTAAGGGATATCATCAGAGTAAAATACAGCCTCATCAGAACTCCCTTGTTTAACATTGTCAGCCCTCTTACGCCACATATCAGGACTATAGAACTCAGGCTGTGTGTCGACATATCTACGGCTCACCTCATTCCACACCATGCCAACCTGATGCTTCCCAAGTTGTCTTGCAACAAAGATGGGTGCTTTGATTCTGAAGGTAGTCTGTGGATGTCCAAATGGAGTCCAGTGATTGTGTGTTGCTAGGTAGGAGATTAGCTTGTGATCCTCTAGACGAAGTACATCTTCACCTTCAGGACACTTACCTGCCCACTCACTCTCCTTATCCATACTCACCCTTGCTGCATTGACAACAGTCAGGTCACTGCCCATGTGGTCAATCAATGTTACTTG